CAACTCTTTTTTTGCAAACCGCCAAATCTCAAGGTGACCAATGACAGCATCAGTTCGCAGAGGCAGGTCAGACAGTCTGCCTGAATTGACCAGAATCATGCAAGGCGCAAACATAGAGATATCACCACCCGCCCATGTGTCGCTTGAGGACATGGACTGGCCCTTCTGGCATTCAGTGGTGGCGGAATTCGCTAGGGCAGATTGGACAGAGCATCAGCTTGAGCTTGCAGCGATGCTCGCTCGCACGATGGCCAATCTCGAAGCTGAACAGCGCCTGCTCCGTAAGGAAGGGCCAGTCAAGCAGAAGTTGATCCTTGATAAGGACGGAGAGGTCCGCAAAATTATTGAGTTTGAAAATTCTCGCGGGCGCGGTGTTCAAACACTTATGGGTCAGGTGTTGGCCCTGCGCAGATCGCTGGCCCTGACAGGGCGCGCAAAGGCGGGAAGCAGCGATGACGCGGCGAAAAAGCGTCAAGCGAACAAAAAGACAGAAAGCGCCGCAGCCAATGAGGATGATTTGCTGGCGTGACTCGTGGCGAAAAGATCATAAAGTTCATTGAGACGCACTGCAGAGTGCCGTCTGGCAAGCTGGTCGGCAAGCCGATGGTGCTTGACAAGTTCCAAAAGCGGTTCATCAAGAAGATTTACGACAATCCCAAGGGCACCCGCCTAGCCATTTTGAGCATGGCGAGGAAGAATGGCAAGACTGCCCTGATTGCCGCCTTGGGCCTAGCTCATATTGTTGGGCCAGAGGCTCGCTTGAATTCGCAGATTGTTTCTGGCGCCCAATCGAGAGACCAGGCGGCGCTGGTTTTCGATCTGATGGTCAAAATGATTAACCTCAATCCTGAGTTGATCGCAAGAAGCCGCATCGTGCCGTCTGGCAAGCGGATTTATGGCCTACGGAGGAATGTTGAATATCAAGCTCTCTCTGCTGAAGCCAGCACCAAGCACGGCCTATCCCCTTGGCTCGTGATTTTTGATGAGTTGGGACAGGTCAGAGGGCCAAAGGATGCCTTTGTGGAGGCTCTGGAGACTGCGCAAGGTGCTTATGATGACGCGATGCAAATCGTCATCAGCACACAAGCAGCCACTGACGCCGACATGCTGTCGATCTGGATTGATGATGCGATCAAGAGCAAAGACCCGCACACCGTTCTAGAGCTTCACAGTGCTCCTGCCGACGCGAGTTTGATGGACAAAAAGGCATGGCGCAAGGCCAACCCTGCCCTGGGCACCTTCCGCTCTGATATTGAAATGGCGAGCATGGCTCAGAAAGCCAATCGCATGCCGAGTTTTGAGAACAGTTTCCGCAATCTTTACCTCAACCAAAGGATCGATCGCAACAACCCCTTCATCGCCAAGAATGTTTGGTTGGCGAATGGTGGCGGAGTTTCTGTTGATTGGGGCGATGCTTCTGTTTACGCAGGGCTTGACCTTTCCAGCACCGCCGATTTGACGGCATTTGTCCCGATGGCAAATATAGATGGACTGTGGGAGACCAAGCCCACATTCTGGTTGCCAGAGCAAGGCTTGAGGGACAAATCTCGTGCCGACAAAGTGCCATACGATGACTGGGCCAGAGACGGGTGGCTGCAAACCACACCTGGCAAATCAGTCGAGTACGAGTTTGTTGCTCATTGGCTGTTCAATTTTTGCAAAACGCATTGCGTCAAAAAAATCGCTTTCGACCGCTGGGGTATGAAGTACCTGAAGCCTTGGTTGCTTTCCGCTGGCTTCACTGAAGAGTGCATTGCTGATGTCTTCGCAGAGTTTGGACAGGGTTTTCAATCGATGTCCCCCGCGTTGCGAGACCTTGAGTCTGCTCTATTGTCCAGCAAAATCCGGCACGCCAACAATCCAGTGCTGACGATGTGCGCTAGCAACGCGGTCGTAACGACCGATCCAGCTGGCGGTCGAAAACTTAACAAGGCCAAGGCGGCTGGAAGGATCGATGGCATGGTTGCTTTGACAATGGCTTTCGGCGTTGCTCCGTTGGATGTTCCTGAGCCTTCGGTTGATGATTGGCTAGAGAGCCTAGCAGCGTGACGCTGCTTCGGAAGGCAGTTTCCCTGCTGGGGCTTGATGCCCTGTTTGGGACTGTCAGTCGTCAGAATGGGGATAATTTCCGCACCAATCAGGTGACGCTGGCCGAGTATATGGACAGTGGCGCTGTTAACTCTGGCGCAGTTCTGGGTCTGTCCACTGCTTGGGCTTGCATCCGGCTCATTTCCGGCACCATTTCGTCGCTGCCTTGTGGGGTTTACCGCCCTGTTGGCGGCAGTCTTCAGATCGATTATGCCCACCCGCTCTACCGTGTGCTTCATGATAGTCCGAATGCAGACCAGACGGCACTGAATTTCTGGCAGTTTATGACTGCCGCGCTCGAGCTTCATGGCAATTCATACGCCAGGATTGTCCGTGCTTCTGATGGCCGCGTCATCTCCTTGGAGCCGCCACTGGCTCCTGAGCTGGTGCAGGTCAAACGCCGCAACGATGGGGCCCTTGAATATATCATCACCAAGGCCAATGGGGACAAGGCGACAGTCGGACAGGCAGATATTCTGCACATCCGTGGCTTCGGCGGAGATCCACTCGGTGGACTTTCCACCCTGGCATTTGGCCGGCGAGCATTCGGTGTGGCGGTTGCGATCGAAAGGGCTGCTGCGGCCACCTTCCAGAATGGTGTGAGGGCCAGCGGCATCTTGTCAACCGACAAGGCCATGAACACTGAGCAAAGAGGATCGCTGGAAAAGCTGCTGCTGTCCAAATACCAAGGCTCTATCAATGCTGGCGTGCCGATGGTGCTTGATAATGGGGTCAAGTGGGACAGTCTTTCAATCAATCCAGATGATGCCCAGATGCTCCAGAGCCGCGCATTCAGCGTGGAGGAAATCTGCCGCTTCTTCTCGGTGCCACCGCATATGGTCGGGCATACAGAGAAGACCAGCAGCTGGGGCACCGGCATTGAGCAGATGACCTTGGGATTTGTCAAATTCTCACTGCGCGAGCGTCTGAAGAATATTGAGTCCACCCTCGAGAAGCAATTGCTGACACCAGCCGAGAAGGCTGCAGGCGTGAGCATCGAGTTCAACATCGAGGGTCTGCTGCGCGGCGACAGCAAAACCCGCGCTGATTTCTATGCATCCTCTCTGATGAATGGCTGGCGCACAATCAATGAGGTTCGCGCCCTAGAAAATTTGACGCCACTCGATGGTGGCGATGTGCCGAGAATGCAGAAGCAAAATGTTCCAATCACTGATGTGCCTGCGATCGACGCAGCCGCCACAGACCCCAGCCAAGGAGCTTGAGGCTATGTTGATGACCAAGGTGAGCGGCATCCCGCTGGAGGTGAAAGCCCTTGGTGATGCTGGAGAGATTGAAGGCTATGGCAGCATTTTCGGGAATGTTGATAGCTATGGCGAAATGGTCATGCCTGGTGCCTTCAGCCCTAGCTTGGTCGAAGCTCGTCGCAAGGGCCGCTCAGTCAAGATGCTTTGGCAGCACAATCCTGACCAGCCCATTGGGGTCTGGGATGATCTGGCAGAGGATTCAAAAGGGCTTTATGTCAAGGGTCGGTTGCTGATTGAAGACAGTGCCCAGGCCAAAGAGGCTTATGGCTTGGTCAAGGCAGGCGCCATGGACGGTCTGTCGATCGGCTATAGACTGCTCGAGAGCGAGCAACATTCCGACAAGCCCAATGTTCTGACGCTGACTAAAGTCGATCTGCGCGAGGTCAGCTTGGTCACTTTCGCCGCCAATGAGCGGGCGCGGGTTGAAAATGTCAAGCATATTTTGGCAGCAGGCGAAGTCCCGACTGTCCGTGAATTTGAGGAGTTTCTGCGGGATGCAGGTGGCTTCTCCAAGCGTCTTGCTGCGGCAATCGCAAGCAAGGCAACGCCATGTCTGCGGGGGGAACCTGCTGGCGAGGTGAACGAGCTGGCGCAATTCTATGAAGGGCTGCGCTGATTTTTCATCCTATCTGAAAGGTTCAATTCCCATGACTACTGAAACCAAGTCGGTTGCCGAGCTGGCTGCCGAAACCAAGGTTCTGTTCGAAGCCAAGTTTGACGAGGTCAAGGCGATCGCTACTGATGCGCTTGCCAAGGCTGAGGCAGGCGAGCCGCTGACTGCAGGCGCCAAGGAAAAGGCCGATGAGGCCATCATTGCTGCCAATGAAGCCAAGGCTCGTCTTGATGAGCTCGAGCAGAAAATGGCGCGTGAGCACAGCGATGTTGCTGATCGCGTCAAGTCGCTGGGTGAAACTTTCACCGACAATGATGCGGTGAAGGAATTCATGGCGCAGGGCGGCAAGGGTCGTGTCAGCATGGAAGTGAAGGCCATCATCTCTGGCTCCACTGCCAATGCGGCTGGTTCATCGGGCGCCTTCATCATCCCAGAGCATCTGCCTGGTGTGGTGCCGGTTGCCAATCGTAAGCTCTCGGTGCGCGATCTTATCGCTCCTGGGCGCACAAGCAGCAACGCCATCCAGTATGTGCAGGAAACCCTCTACACCAATGCTGCCGCGTCGGTTTCTGAAACGACTGGCCCGACCAAGCCGCAGTCAGACCTGCAGTTTGGCCTGGTGACGAGCAATGTGACCACGCTCGCTCACTGGGTGCTGGCAACTCGCCAAATCCTGGACGATGTGCCGATGCTGCAGTCATATATCGACCAGCGTCTGACCTATGGTCTGAAGTATGTCGAGGACAACCAGCTGCTGAATGGTGCCGGAACCGGCACTGATCTCAACGGCATTTACACCCAAGCGACGGCTTCGACCGCCAACCTTGCTGTGGTTGCTGCGCCGACGCGTATCGATGTGTTGCGTGCTGCGATGCTCCAGGCAGCGTTGGCCAACTTGCCGCCTTCAGGCATTGTTGTCCATCCCACTGACTGGTTCCTGATCGAAACCACCAAGGACAGCCAGAACCGCTACCTTGTTGGCGATCCTTCGGCCAGCATGCAGCCGCGTCTGTGGGGTCTGCCGGTTGTTGACACTCCTGCGATGACCACTGGCAAGTTCCTTGTCGGTGCATTCCAGAGTGCTGCGCAGATTTTCGACCGCATGGATGCGCGGGTGGAAATCTCGACTGAGGACGGCAACAATTTCGTCAAGAACTTGGTGACGATCCTCTGCGAAGAGCGCCTTGCTCTGGCAGTCTACAACACTCTTGCGTTCACCAAGGGTGATTTTGCTGCTCAGATCACCGATCTGACCTCGTAAACTGAATTGGAGACCTGGCTTCGGCTGGGTCTCCTTTTTCGAGCACCCTTTCGATAAGGGTGTTCCAGAAAGGAGATTGTTTCCATGACCCATATCCGTATGAAGGCGCTCGACACTTTCCACGCCAGCAATGTGCAGGCTGAAAATCTCGTTGAAGGCGATGAGTTCGAAATCAATGAGAGCGAGGGCAAGCAGCTCGAGGATCGCAAGCTGGCCAAGC